CGTCACGCAACTCAGCAATGAGCGAAAGCAAACGATTAAAAGACAATAGACGTTCTCGTCTACCGGCTTCTAACCTAGCACGGCCTAAGTTATCAACATTCAAAGAGAATATGGTAGTTCTCTTTGGGAAGTCAATTCCCAAGGCTGAGCTACACACTGATCAAGTGCTTCAACTGTTCCACAGGCTTGATAAAGCCTGGGGGACAGAAGTCGCTCTGAAGACCTTTAAGGAACTATCCCGATATGTCACATGCCTTGTTACAGGTCAAGACGCTCGTCTTAACCAGGAACAATGGATGGCGACATATCGAAATGGGTACCCTAAGTGTCTCTCCTTCGCCAGAAAATCTCTTTCTGGGGGAGATAAGGAATGGATGAGATTTGTCTTAACCCTTTTGGGTTATTACAAACTCTTCCGCCTTCCTCCCAAGGTTGATGTCACATCTGTGACAACTCCTTCTAAGGATCCAATGCGGATCGCACAACTAATCGATGAGATGGAAGTCCACATCCCACAGATCCTTTCGGATCTAGGGGACAAGGAATTCATCCCATCGTTAGCCGCACCCATCTTTGCAACTACTAAAGCAGGGGCTTCAGGGCCCTTTGCAATAGGAGTTACTAGTTTGCACGATTTGCTGGCGGTCAGACGCGAAGGAGTGAATGACCTCATCACTCCCGTGGTGCAAGGGACGTATAGTCCATTGCAACAGGGGAATCTGATGGAGATCCTTCAAGACTCCGCGTTTGCAATTTCGCAGCAGAATATCGAGGACAAAGGTTGTCTCCCTGCTCGCCTCCACTTCCTTTCGGAAGGTGGGGGTAAGACGAGGACAATCTGTATCCCTGATATCTGGAGCCAAATTGCACTTAAACCAATTCATGATTTTCTCATGAAGTGGCTTAAGGACATTCCAAGCGATGGAACCTCTAGTCATAACCTCACAGCCTCGCGGCTGAAGGAATGGACTAGGGATCGGGAAATTGTCTGTAGTGATCTTACGACCGCTACCGACAGAATCCCCGTGGACCTGCAAGAGAGAGTACTTTCGTACCCTCTCGGGCCGGCCCTTGCCTCAGCTTGGAAGTCCCTTTTGGTCGATAGAGATATCGACTGCAAGGGAACACCAGTGCGTTACGCCGTG